ATATTTTATTGCTGGAGTCTCTACTCCAATAGATGCTTGATCTTTCATAATGTAGTAGTACTATCATATTTATCATAGCATAAAAAAAGGACTGCTAATGCAGTCCTTTGAAATATATAAGCAACTCGCTTACATAAGGTTTGTAACTTTAACTCTTCTGTAGTATCTGTTACTGTTACCAGTAATTCTACCAAGACCTTGAGTTGTACCTTCAGCAAATGGGTTAGCAACCATTCCGTATCTGGTTTTGAAACCAATTTTTGGTTGGAATGTGTCTTGTCCAACTGCTCTTACCATCTGTAGTGGAACGTAAGGGCAATAGAATAGACCAGCATCATAAGGGTTAGAACCCTTGTATCCCATAACGTAGTACTGATCAGCACTTAGGTTTGCAGCGAATGGATCGATGTAAACTTTGTATCTACCGTTTAGAGTACCAGCAAATGTGTTACCAGTATCATCAACGTTCATGTTAGATGAAAGTGCAGGAGTGTAGTCTAGTTGACCAGCAGCTGTTAGTGAGGAAGCAACGTCTGCGGAGCAGAGGATGATGTTCCCCTTCCCTCTACGAGTTTCCTGTGCGATTGCGTTAGCATCTCTTTCAAGTTGGAAGATCATACCTTTGAACTTCTCAACCATCCATCTTCCGTTACTGTCTGTGTCTAAGTCAAATACACCAGTTGTTGCTGTATTGATTTGAGCACCAGGTCTTGCTGCCTTGTAGATTGTACGGATGATCTCTCTATTGATCTCAGCGAGGATCTCAGTAGAAAGGATGTTTGCTAACTCAGCCTCTGCATCCAATCCATGGATCGCCTTGAGGTCTTGTGCTAGTTCTAAACTGTACTCAGCTTTGAGGGCTCTTGACTTCGCAGTCACAGATACCTTCTCGATGCTGAATGCCATCTCTCTGAAGTCGTTGTTAGCACCGTCGCCTAATGCTTCAGAGTTTTGTGTTGAGAAACCTTGTCCAACGTTGTATGCATTCTCAGCACCACCATTCAAGATAGATGGGTTTGTACCATTTGTGCTTGGTGTAGTACCTTGTGCAGTTGTACCGAAACCAACGTCTGATCCTCCGTCTGTTGCTCCTGTGTAATCACCCTGAGTGAATGATGCATCAGAATCTTGAGCAGAGAATGCAGAATCTGGTTCGTTGAAGAATGCTTCTGTACCGTTCTGGTTGTCGTACTTAGATCTCATCGCAAAGATAAGTCCAGTAGGACCATTCATTGGTTGGACGCCAGCTAAGTCATATGCCACCAAGTTAGGCATAGATCTCCTGATTAGAGATATTAGAACTGGGTCGAAACCAGCAACAGGACCGCCAACAGCAGCACTACCAGAGAAACCTGGGTTACCTGTTGATGATGGGTCTGTGTTTACTGTAGGAGGTGCTTCTGATAAGAATGCTCTCTCCTCTCTTAAAAATCTTTCTTGGTTTTCTAGAAGTTGTGCGGTAACTGCTCTTCTGTGGTTGTCTTGGATTTTATCTAATCCTTCAGCCTCTAAGAGTGGTTGCCACTTCTTCTGGAGTTGTCCAGAATTAAACATTTGGCTTTACCTTTAGGTGTAATTTAAAAATTGACTATTGGAACTTTGTCAACGCTGATAAATATGCGTTCATTGCTGATCCATGATCCTCAGGAATCGCATCCTCAGGGTTGGTCTCAGAGTTTTCTACAATTGGTTTCGCATTGAAATACGACTCCTTGAGTGTAGATAGTTTTTCTCTGTACTGTTCTTCACTTTCAAACTCAACACCTTTAGATAGTTCGGAGAGTTTATCCTTTTGAGATAACGCCAAACCTTCACTTACTTCATCAAGGATGTTGTCTGATACAGACACTGAGAGACGCTTTGTCAATTCGACATTGCTCTCAATCTGTTCGTTGAGTTTTGTTTCCATTTCATCTAACTTAGAAGTCATTGCTTCTAAGACATCATATTTGTCTTCAGGGATTTCAACATAATGTTCTTCAAAGAGGGTCTTAAGACCACTCATAAAGGACTCAGAGAGTTCCCCTCTGATTCCAGTTTCTACAGCGAGTGCATTCTCATTGATCCACTCATTAGCGACGTACTCTAAGTAAGAGTCAACACGCTCTGTAAGTTCTGCTTTGTGAGAAGCAATCTCCTCATCAAATGCTTTTGTGAACTGCTCTTCGAGTTGGTTAGCAACTTGCTCAACCTTGCTCTTTACAGCAGCCTCAAAAATTGTAGCAGTTTTTTCTTGGAACTCATCAGAAAGTTCTTCACCTTCTAAGAGTGCAGCAACGTCATCCGCAACGTCAATTACGATTTCTTTTGCTACTTCTTCCTGTTCTTCATTTTCTACGACGGGAGTTTCCTCTACTGGTTGCTCCGCTACAACTGTTTCTTCTTCTTTCTCAGCTTCTTCGTTAGCACCTTTACCATATCCTGTGCTCTTTATAGCAGCAGGTCCGGGTAATTGCACCTTAGAAGGGTTACCCTTGAAATGAGGGTCTCCACTCTGAGCAAAAGTAGCAGTAGCAGTCTTCAACTTATGAGAATCATCAGTTGGTCTACCGTTTGTAGGAGTAGGTCCTCCTAAATCTTCTATCGCCTTGTTGTCAGGCACATAGTTTGGAGCTTTAGGCATAGGGTCTGCTTTTTTTGCGCCCTTGGTAACCTGGTTCTCCATTTCATGTAGTTGTTTTTTCGCAGCCATTGGTTAACTTTCCGTTTCGTATGTATGAATACTGTTATTATTTATAGAATTATAGTTCTGACAAGAAGTTAGCGAATAATCTGAGCTTATTTGCCTCCAACATTTTGTCATCTACAAGAGTGTTGATCTCTCTCTTTGCGCCCTCGCATGCCTTTTCACGTAGCATGCCACCTTCCCAAACCCATTCCTTTCCTTCCATGATACCATCGACAAAAGCGTCTGGTGCACTGGGATCTGCCACTATATCAGCAGCAGTTGCGAGCATAAAATCTTCTCCAACATAGTTTACACCGTCTCTTGAGACTATAGATCCCATTCCTCTAGATGAAACTCCTAACTTCACTCCCTCACCAATGAGAGAAGAAGCGATCTTACCCATAGGTGTTGACAATATCTGTGCCTTACCTACAAAGTTATTTCCTTCTTGTTGTAAAGATACTATTTTGTGTGATACTCTATCAAGGTTGATTTGAGGACCATCTGGGTGACCTAATTCACCTAGAGCACGACCTGTAGTTACATGTGCCTCGTTATAACGCTTCACCTCATTGACCATAGTTTCCAATGGGTAGCATCTTTTATTACGATTGACTATTTCTGCTTGTAAAAAAGGTCCTTGAATATAGAGAGTTTTCTTACCGTTTTTTTCTTCGGTAATAACTTCTACTGATTCAATTTCTTCTGAGATTAGCTTCATCCTAGGTTTACCTCGTGTAAATGCATAGTACTTCCGTCTGATGTTTCAGGTGCCAGTCTAAAGATAACTGTCTTTGTCAACTCTGCTGTTCCTGTGAAATCAGCAAGTGATGATGTATTAGCATCAACAGTGAGTTTACAAACATAACCATTTACTCTATCTGGTATCTGAATAGCAGTGATTTCTTTATGAGCAATCGTGCTATTGTAAGCACCTACGGAAGATCCAGTCATGGTAATATAATCACCAACTCTGAACTTTGTATCCTGTCTGTCCAGTGTTATTACACATGGATTTGCTTTCGAGACAGACATTGCCTTTGCGTGTGCAGGATGTCCGTAACGATATAAAAAGTCTCCACCTTTCTCTACGTGAAAAGATCCTACACCCGCTTGGGCGATGGTATTACATACAGAGATGTGTCCTGACTTTTTCTCGGAACTACAAGCAATGTATAAAATACCGCTTTTCACAGCCTTTGCACCAGAAGCAACTGTAGTAGCATCATTACTACTCAGTTCTCCATGATCAGAGACTAAATTTAATACCTGTGGCATTTTACTCCTCTTCTTGCGGTTCTGATTCAACAGCGTCAGTTGGTTCCTCAACTTCACCAAACTGAGAAGCAGCGACTGTAGGTGTTATTTGATCCACCTTCTCTGCACTCTTTTGATATAGCAAGGTTTTTATTGCATCATGAACTTCGGATGAAGAAGTCTCATCTGAAGACATCATGTTCAGCAATTCATTGGTGTCCATTATATTTTAAAGTAACGCTAACCCTATTTATATCTTAGCTTTCTTGATGTTTAATTCGGGTGCTTCTGTAGAACTTCCGTTGACCTCAGGGTCTTTACCGTTTTTACCCATATTTGTTTTCTGATTATTACCAATCTGCCCATTCTCTATCTGACCCTGCATGATTTGATTTTGCGTTTCTAGAGGCACACCTACACCAGATGCGTTTTCCTCTTCCATTTCTTCTGCCATTTCCTCTATCTCTTCGTCTGTCTGACGTAGTATCTTACGCTTCACATAGTCTCTTGAATAGTATGTGCCGATATAAGGTTCGATAGCAACCATAAGATTGAGTCTTTCGTTCATCAACTCAGTCTCTTTGAGTTCAGCAAAGTGATTATCATACAAGTAATCAAACTGTATGTGCTCTGCCATCTTCTCCCAATCCTCTGGTGTGACTATGTTCTTGAGGATAAGTTGTGTCTTGAGTAAATCTAAGAATAGACGACTGAATCTCTTACGCAATCTACCTACAAACTTACTGAACATAAGTTCGTCTCTTAGAATTTCTGATGATCTACCTAGATTGAATCCACTGTCAGCACCTATTCTTGACTCAGGCACGTTGAGTGAGCGATATAATTTCTTCTGGAAGTATTCAATATCTGTTAGTTCACCTAAGTTCTGTCCACCAGGTAATGTAGATATCTCTGTTCCTCTACCACCTTCTCTTCTAGGTAACCAGAAGTCCTCAAGCATTGATAGGAACTTCTTGTCATCTTTGATCTCACCAGTGTTAGCATCATATACTAACTTGTTTCTATATCTACTCATAACATCACGTAGATACTGCTCTGCCTTGACCTTAGGTAAGTTACCAACGTCAATATAAAATATTCTTCTCTCAGGTGCTCTAGACAGTCTGTAGATAACAAGGGAATCCTCAATCATACGCAACTGGTTTAGACCTTTGATTGCCTTATGTAAGTAAGACAGAGTAATTTTCTTATTTCTATCTACTAAACCAGAATGAACATGGCATATGGCATCCTTTGCAATTCTTACACCTTTACCAGCGACTGATCCATACTTCTGTGCTACACCTTGTGGATAGTATGTGTAGAACTCTGTTACTTTTACGTCTTTATTTACGGTCTCTGTACCGTTAGCATTATCAATTGTAGGGATAGCGATTGCACCCTTTTCTTTATCAGTAGGTTTTACTCTCATCAACTTGATTTTGAGAGCATCAATATATCTTAGTTCTTGTATCCCTTCGTCTGGTTTCTGTACGTCAATTACCTTATGATAGAATATCCTACCATCTACGTACCAGTTTCTAAAAATCTC